GGATAGTCAGCTTTGTCCCACGGGTGACGTCGATCTCCGTGCCGATCAAAGTCTGGGTAGTTTTTGCAATCGTTGTCGCAGCTTGTAAAGTCCCTTGCATGTCAATCTCCTTGTTGCATAAAAAGCAACCATGCGAAAATCAGAGTATCATCGTCGTCTAAATCATCCCTTCCCAGCGTTCTTACCCTTTGCACATTGACCGGTTGCGGCTCCATGCGCGGCGGCTGATAAGCCAGGTTTAGGGGAGATGACCAGAGTAAAAGCATAAAATTATTATACGCCTAAATCTTCATACCATAGAATGCGTACGAGTATTTTATTACTCGCTGCCCGGCTTGTCACACGGAAAAGGTAATCAGCCGCCGGCTTGAAATCCCATTCTGTTTGCGCCCTGTCCCCACCCCCAGCTCTGTTTCCAGAACCGATAAGTCCAATCCATATATTCGTTCCCGTGGTTGCGGGTACTGGTGTCAGGTAAATTTTCATGCCCGGAACAACGGAGCTGTTTCGGTTGCGGTTATAGGACGTTTGAAGCGTACCACCATTCCCGACCGTAAATGTCATATCTTCAAAGAGATATAACTCTGCTTCCAATGTGCTGATAACTTCAAAAATAACATGCGGCGTGCGTGTTGTTGGTGTCAATCCGGCGGGAACATTTAGCCTGAAATCTTGCGAAGCGTTCAAGCCGAGAGAAGCGATCAAGATATTCTCTTCGTGACTTTCACCTTCATGTACTTGGTGATGGCCATAATCTATGTGAACCGGGATATCTGATATCGGGTCAGTCGGCCCGCCATAAACGCGCAACCCTTTGACGCCTGTAAAATCGCCAGTGATGATGGCGGCTTGATTTGTGCCATCCGTGATCTGGGTCATCTGTGTTTTGTTCGTCTGATTTGCGGATGTAGCCGCACCCGTTGGCAATGCGCTTTCACCGACTTTGACGACTTGGCGCTGTGAACCGTCAAGCTGTTGTTCTGTTTCAATCACAACACCACGCGGGATAGCGCCGGTATCCGGAGAGAGCGTTTTATATTCTACGTTGTCTGTCACTTTTTCACCTGTTCATAAATATCTTTAGCGCGTTTTTCTCTTTCGGCTGGTGATAATTTTTTCCATTCATCAGACGTAAATCCCAAAATAACATGAATACATGTGCCATTCATTACAGGCCATCCACAAACAGAGCATTTATATATACTCACTTTGTCACCTTGAGCGTCTTTTTGCCAGTTATCGGGTCAGTTGTAATCTCAGCCTGTTTTGGACCGGATGGGAAAACCACTTGGGAAGGCTGGACATTGACGGTCACTTCAGCCGGCTGATTTGTAACATTGACGATAGGGGCATCTACGGACACGAGCGGAACCGGAGTAGACACATTCACTACCGGCGGCTCTTGCGCTGGCACGTTCACGATCACCGGCTCCCCGGCTGGCACGTTCGCAGTAACCGAGATATTCGGCAGGCTTATATTTATAGTCTGCCCCGGCGACATCTGTGCAGGCTCTGCTTTTGCGGCTTGCGTGATAGCATCTGCTAAAGTTTTGAGAGCAGCCGAGTTATCAGGGGCAAGAGCGCCAGGGGTAAGGCTCGTTTGTTCCGCTCTTGCGAACAGGCTTTTTATCTCGCCTTCGTTCTGGCAAGTGGGTAAATTCAAGCGGATAAACTCAGCAACCTGCAGAGGTATCTCGTCACTCTCGAATGGCACAGCCTGCCCTATGTGTTTTACCGCTTTTCGTTGCCACTTTTGCAAGTCGGCTGATTTGGCAGGCTCAGCGGGTACAGGCTCAGGTTGCGCCGGAGGCGTCACAGGCGCTTCAATTATCACCGGCTCTTTCTTTGCTTGCTTCGCGTTCCAAGCCGCGATAAGAGCCGCTTTTTGCGCATCGCTCAGAGAATAGCCGAGAATGTCAAAGCCCAGAACAGGATCGATATCTTGAGCGCTCATCTTTTCGATGTAAGCCGCAAAGTTATTGAGAGCCGCCGCCCGCTCCCCCTCGTTTTTTTGAAAAATAGCCAGTTTTCTCGGCTGTAATTTTAGGCTGTACGGAGTGCCCGCGAAAACGAGAGTATTGAAACCTTCAACAAGTCTCTCGGCCCGGGGGATACAGGTGTCAGTCATGAACTTCAGCATGTCCCCATCAACGACGCCGCCGCCGCCAATACCACTGGCACCGGTTGAAAACAGAATACTTTGCGGGATACCCAACGCGGTCGAGATATCTTCTCGCTTTTCTTTTGTCAATTCAGTATCTTTTAGACCTTCGATACCGTCACCAATGGCAGTAGGGGTGATTTTCGCACCGTTGAATATCCCGGCATTGAAGGCGTTTTTTAAGCCCTGGATAACGTTTTTATACCAGTTTAGCAGCTTGCTCTGCTGCTCTTCTGGCATATTGCCATCAGTGACAAACATCATCGCTTTGATTGCGCCGCGTTCCCAATAGAGTTTGACGTAACCGTCCATGCCCTTGAGAACCCCGGCGGCGGACATTGCCGCGATCATCGGCGCTGATTTCGGCGCTCCTGTTTCAACTTCTGGGTCAGGCATCCACCAATAGATGATGTCCTGCCCGCCCATGTATTGACGCGGCTTTGTGACGTTGTTGATAGTTGAAACACGGGTAAAGATGATCTCCCCATTTTCCGCAAACTTGATATCAGTGATCGAGCCGGGCAGGATGTAGCGAAGCTTCTTGCGCATCTTCCCGACATTATCGGAAAATGCATAAGCACTCCCGCATAAAGTCTGCGAAGCGCTCAATAACCAGATAAGATTTTTTAGGTCAGGTAAAAAGCCAACTACGTTTTTATAATCTTCGGACGTATCAACCGTCTGGCCATTGCGCTGGATTTCAAACGGGATTGAAGAAATTTTGTCAGAGATAACGGTCAAGCCGCGATATGGCCAGGCGAGAGTATTCCAAATAATCTCTGTCTTGCTTGACCCGGCGATGTCCCATCCTTCATCCCCGGTTACGCTGACCGCCTTTGTTGTGACACCGTAAACATTCGATAAAACTACACGTTGATTTGCCATAATAACTCCGGTCATGCCGAGAAGAAGAAGTCGCCGTCCATGTCCATCTCTAATCCGTAGCGGCTCGCGTCAATCAAATGATCATCGCCACCCGCTGGTATTTTTATGCTATTGCCGTTCTTGTCTTTTTTCCAGTGATAAGTCGTAAATTCTCGCTTCGCATTGACACAATTCGTATCAATGTAAATCGTCTGCTGCTGTAACCATTGTACTCCAAAATTTACGCTGTCTTTACCTTTTTTCGCCGGGGATGCAGTCACCCCGTAGTTTTGCAACTCGGCAATACTTTTAGGCTCTGCGCTGTCACATACTACCGGCGCTTTTGCAATCTTGCCCTTGACCATCTCGGCGAGCAGGTCATTTGTCAGACCATGCTCGTATAGCTCATCCCAGATATAAATCTCTTTCTTTTTCGCGTCATAATGCATAAGCGGCATTGCAGCCGGATCAGCCGCGAAGCCAAAGTCCAGACCGTAACGGGTATTCGTGAACTGGTCACGCATCCCGTCCAGGTCTTTGACGTGAACATTTATAAAGATGACATCGCCCAAGATGCCCCATTTACCGAGCGTATAAACCGCATAATAATACGGGTCTTTTTCGTTCTGCAACCGTTCCCGGTCTTGCGTTGTCAGGAATTTATTATCCAGGTAGGTTGTATGCAAAACCAGAATGTTATCATCCCGGTAGACTTTCGTATCATCACCCCAGGCGATCTTTGAAAAATACTCAGTATAAATCCAGTGGGTTTGTAAGATGGGATTGAAGGATAAAACTATCCGCTTTTTTGTCAATTCAGACCCGCCGCGTTGACGTTTTTCAAGTTGACGCAGGCTGTCAATCTCAGTCTCAGTAGCTTCTTCAACCCAGGTATCGGTAAACTCGCCCTTCTCAGGGGTGATAGATTTCAGCTTTTCGACATCATCCAACCCGGTAAAGACGGCTTGATACCCGTTTTTTATACAGGTAATTGTCCCGTCTGTTTTGTTACGCCGAAAATACTTTTCAAGTCCCCAGGATTTGATAACCTTCCAGATTTCTTGCGCCACCGAGCCGCGTACGGATTTACCAACCTGACGGCAAACAAGATAATTGCGCCCACCTTGCAAAAGGTCAAATACTGCCCGCTGTGCTAAAAATACGCTCTTGCCAGAAGATGAGCCGCCAAAGTAAATCTGGAACGGGGTAACATCCTGCAAATATGGCAAGTAGGCACGGTTGAATACTTCTGTGTGGATTTCAACTTCCATCAGATACCAACCTGACGGTTATCTTTTCGCCTCCGCTGGTGACATCTACGTTATCTTTATACCGTCCGTGAACGCGCAATATTTTATCAATAGCGCCCAGGGTATCGAATGTCTCGCTATCTTCTTTGTCGCTGATAAATTTCTTTGTTGGCTTTTCGCCCCGTGCCATCTCTGCCAGGAGTTGCAAGGCTTCATCGGCGCTCATCTGACTTTCAGACAGGCGCTGGTCTATTTGAGACTTTATCCCAACATATCCCAACAAACGCGGCCCGATTACGTCCGCTGCTCCTGTATATCCCGCCCTACGTGCCGCTTCGCTCGCATTGAAACACTTCAGATACTCGTCAATGAATATCCGCTGTTTATTTGTTAGCTTCTTTTCCTGGTTTTCTTCTGTCATTTCTCACGGTCGATCTTGAAAAGGGTATCAATCAGCCACCCAATAGCTACGCCGATACCTACCATCAAGAAAGCTAATTGATAAGCCGCACTTGCCAACACGATAACATCATTTGGCACTTTCAGCCTTTTGAGCAGGATCACAAAAAGGGGAAATGTCCCTTCTACTCCGATAGCCGTCCCTGCGAGTTGTTCCCAACCTTCGGGCATCTTGTGGGTAATGCTCGCCGTCTGGTGTAATCCCAACCCGGCCAGGATAAAATAAAAGAAGTCTGATAATTTCATTGTTTCATCCCGAACCCGCGCGGTTTTGGCAAGGGTTGCGTCTCATCATTTTCACCCGTTGGAAGCGGGATACCATAATCCCGCAATCGCTTTTCAAGTTGGCTAATTCTCGCTTGGAGTTGATAAATAAAACTGTCCCGCTCGTTTATCTCTTTTGTCAATTTTGCTTCTAAAGCATCAATCCGTTCCCAGAGAAGTTTTATATTATCCGCTTTTATCTTTGACCGGTTTGTGACGACATAATGAAAACCTATGACCGTTCCAAACACGGTCATAATTCCTATGATGATTTCAACGATGAGCTTTGTTAGCGTCCAATCCATCGCTTTATTCTGCAATCTCTTCTTTCATCTCACGCAGCGCTGCTTCAATCGCGCCGCGGATAATCAGCCGGTCAGCTTCGGTAAAGTTAAAACCAGCCTTCGCGAGATAAGCATAAACATAATCTTCCGCAAATTTGAGACGGTCGCTATTTTCAAAAGCAATCTGCTCAGCCGCATTTACCGCGATTTCACATGCAGCTTTTAGCGCCCAATGCCAAACGGCATCTCCAATGTTTATCTTTTCGCGCAATGAGATGGCCAGGCGGATATTCTGCACGGCATACGCCGCAACAAGCGCCATGATAATCAGGATTACAGGTGTCAGGTAATTTTCCATAAACGTATTTTAGCACAGAATAAATAAAAGAGCGCCAGGAAAGGGGTATAAGCCCTTCTCCCGGCGCTCTTTCGAGCAGGATCACCACATTTCACTGATTATTTGTCGTTTCAGTCCATCCGAGAGTAACTCGCCAATACTTGCGCGGATTGAACCACTGGTCAAAAACAACCATCATCATGGTGATAGGTTTATGCATATTTCCGTAAATCTTGCCATGATTGCGCGTCACCATCGCTACGCAAATTGGGCAGTAACAGAACTTACCACGTAAGCGGCGTCTCATTCGTTACACTCCCGGCCGGTATCGTGTGCTTCGCCCAACATGACCATAGTTATCAAGCCGCACGTGAGAAAAAAGATAATCACCCATCCCATGTTATTTATCTCCGTAGATATTTTTATGACAATACGAGCATAAATATACCCAGTCGCCTGTATTGTGTTTTACCGCCCGCATATCGCGCCGTGGTCTAATGATATGGCACAAAAAGCAGAACACAGGTTCCCGATCATAAAGCCATGCTTTGATACGCTCAATTACGCCCATGCAATCACCGGCTCTTTCCCGTCACGCGGCCAGGATGAAACCATAACCCGGCCCTGCGCATCCTGGATATCTTCCCATCCGAGTATTTTACTGACAACAAAACGCCCCAGGCTCTCCACGCCTTCGGCCAAAATATACCCGCATCTCAGCGGCGCGCGGTACATCCCGGCGGAGAAAGTATCCATGCGCAAAGAAGATCCAAATTCAACCGTCTGGTTTATGCTGGCCTCCAACAAAAGACCCGCATCATACCGCCCGCGCTTTTTCGGACTTGAAAGAACGTCATAGGCTTCCCGGATGCGCAAGAACATCTCAGCCGCGTTAGGCTCTCGGCATACGTCAGGATGCCATTGCCGTGCCATCCGTCTGTAGGCTGATTTTATCGCGTTATCATCATCGCCCTGATGAGCGCCCAAGATGCTGTAAAGGGTAAGAACGCCAGGAAGGGGGGAGTTTACCGGCGCATCTTCAAACCACGCGGTAAGGGTATCCTGCGAGAATACCGCGCCCCATGCGCCATTCTTCAGCAGTCCCATTGCCGAGACTTCTCCCGGCGCTCTTTCCTTACAAGCGCCCAAATAATGCACTTCCAATACCCGTGTCTCTTTTGCGATCTTGACCGGCGCAATATCAGGGAACGACATGCCCAGAGCATTCTCAGCCTGTCGCCTATACTGCGCAGCGATAACCCAGGCTTTTGTGTTATTGTCCCACGAACGCCCGGTTGATGGAATTGCGCTCTTGAGCATACTCACGGCCATCGGGTCATAGGGAAATTTTACGATGTAAGCCCCGTTGGAAACAAGGACGGATGCGGAGTGATTGCTTGCCATGCTGGTTTTCTCCCTGCCGGGGATAACGCGCCCCGGCTCGCGTAGTGCAGTTTATTTTACCGATTGAATGCGGACGGTCGGCTCGCCGTCTGGTTTTTTCGCCGTCAAGATTTGCGGGATGATAGCCGCCATCCCGTCAAGCTTCGCAGTATCGTACCCACCCGCGCGCCCTTTCACGTACATGGCCATCAGCCCGCCGCCGCGCTGTGTTTTTCCGATCTTCAAAACTTCGGTTTTGATTTCAGTCTCAAGCGCACTGATTTCTTCATCCGAGATAGACGCCATGAGTGCATATTCGCCTTCAACTTCTGCGAGCGCATCCTTGACCGGTTGCATGATCTCGTCAATCAGGCGCTGTTTATCCGTCATAAAAACGTCTTTTTGCGCTTGCAATTCGGCCAGGCGAGCGAGTTTACTTTCAACCGTCTCACTCATGGCTTTCACCTTTCTCAGTTATGATGCGCAAATCTTCCAATTCAGCCGCGGCGATTGCCGCTTCCACCTGCTGACATTCTTCCACCGTCTCGGGAACTTTGCCAGAATTAGCGATGATAACTTTCTCAGCGCCGTATTCGTTGCACAGCCGCTCGATCTCGGACGCGAGAGACGGCCCAGCCGGGGCGAACTTCGCATCTACCACATCGCCATTATTATCAATGGCCAGGCCCATCTGTTCTGGCATTTTGAGAAAAGCGGTCAGGCCGCATGTCACATCGGACGCGGCCACGTCAAGAGCAAAGCCAACCGCCCGCCACATGCACATATTCTCCGGGTAGGAAACCCACCCGCCGCCATCCTTGATAAGCCCGGCCCGGCGCGCATCTTCCATCGTCCAACGAGCAGTATACACAAAACCGTTTTGCCGCTCTACCGTGCATTCGTAGCCTGTAAAAGCGCCCTTGCCATCCGTGAGCCTGCCAAGCTTTACCGACTTGATAACCGGGCTATTCTGCGCAAGCGCAAGAGCGCCACGGGGGGACAGGCTGGTCTTGCCCTGCACCGTCTGAACCAACTCCAGGCTGGCGGTAATGCTCAGGCCCAATTCGTATCCTTTGAGCAAGATCGCCGCCGTCTTGTCCACGCTCATCATGTGCGCCCTGCCCATGACCGGGGCTACCTTTGTCCACAGCATTTCCAGGATGACCGGGGAAACTTCCCGGCCTATTACGGATTTTGTGATTTCGTACTTCTGACTTTCTTCCATGTGCGTTTTCTCCTGTTGAATGAAAAAGTGATATACAGATTATATCACTAATTAGTTATTATTACGAGCATAAACACCGAGAGTATTTCCATCGTCAAGCTCTAATGTTTTGACAATGACCTGTTTTCTCCCCAACGCGATACCGGGGATTTTAGGACACGTGGGGGATAAATCACACAGCCAATCGATAGCCCAGGCCAGGCTCCCGGCTTTCTTCAAAATATCACCCGCCAATTCTGGCCCGATCCCTGGAAAACCGCACAGCACCCGCTCTTGTGGCGTAAGCGCCATAATCTCGCGTGATGGATTTATCACGGTCACACCATGATTACGCCCTGCCAACCAATCCAAGCAGCGCGCATAATCCATGTCCCCGGCGCAAAAAACCACCGGGACACCAGCTTCTTGAATTGTCAAAAGAGCGCCCTGCACCGCGTTCCAATTCCAGCCGTCACCATGCCGAGAGCCGGGGATGATTGTCATGCCCGTATTTGGGTTACGCAGCATTTCACCGGTCACGACTAAAAACGGCAGATACCCCAACTCCAGGCGCTCTTTTACCATCCGCGCAGCCTGATCGAAAATATGATCCGTGGGAATGCTTGAAAGAAAATCAGACGGTGTTTTTCTCTCCACAGAGAGAACGTACCCATCCTGACACCAGATGCGTGCATCTCCGTTCGGGAGCTGGTCTACCATAATCGGAATATCTTGCAAGAGCGCCGGGGGGGATGCTTGCCAGGCTTTTATCCACCCATCCTCCCGACTGTCTACAGTCATTGCCATGATGTTTGCCATGCTCGTTTTCTCCACTTTTTAAAAATAGCCGGGACGTTTCCAGTCGCCCCGGCTTTTGAAACTGGCCGCGTTGATAAGTCGCGGGTAAAACTAAACACAAGAACTTTGACGCTACGGAGATCTCCTGTTTATTCGCTATCCGCACCGGTCAAGCCGGGAAGATGCTAGAGCCGAAAGAGAGACTTGAACTCTCACCAACCGGGTACAAACCTGTCACACTGCCATTGTGATATTTCGGCTAAAACAGCCTGTGAGCAAATTCTCTTGACGGTTTTTATCCACATCTCGAGTTTGCGCGATTTCTTCTTTTCCACAGGCTAGCTCATTTATGTCTTTTCAGCGGATGACACCCGAGCAGGGTTATTCCGATGTGAGCGGGATTGAACGTGATCTCACCCGCTCTTTTATTCTACTTCGGATTTACGGTTGTGCCGTCAAGATCGTTATTCGCAGCGGTATCAGCCGGGGCAACATCGGGCAGCTTGACCGGGGCAGGATGCGCGTACGCGTAAACCTGACGCTTTGTGTCAAATTCAATTCCATCGAAAAGCCACACGCGGGAACCGTCCGACTTCGTGACGCGGCGCAAGCCAGCATAATCAGCCTTGCGGATGTTCGCGCCGTCTTTTTTAGCCATTGCAAGCCGCCATGATGAGCGTGAGAACTTCGGGCATGTCGACGTTGAATTTCTTACCCAACATCGGATTGCCCGCCAATTGCACACGAACGGCTTCGGTCACGGTTGCCAGGTCTTTTGAGTTTTTCGCCGCGCCGTCGATGATCGCCTTCAGGAACTTCTCAAGGATGGCATCTCCGGGTTGCGCAGGCGCAGCCGTCACAGCCTGAACAGGGACGTCAACCGGGAACGCATCGGCGGAGGCTTGCGTCACAGGCTCCCCGGCTTTTGTTGCCAGGAAATCAGCCAGGCACTCATCCTGCGAAGCAAAGAGCTTGACGAACAGGAAGTCGGTCAGCTCCGCTTTTTCGCCGGTTTTGACGCCGTCTTTCTTTTTCTCGTAAAACTTCCCATTCGGCTTCTTGGTGACTTTCACCCACTTATCAGCGATATCGCGCACCGACAAATTCAGCGCCTTGATTGACGGCAGGATGACCGCGGCCCAATCCCGGTTGTTCCAGCCGGTCACGTTGCCTTTGAACTCCGCCGGGAACTTCGCGTTCATTTCATCCAACGGAATAATCATGATCTCGGCCCGGATGAACTTATCAGCCGGGGAATGAACGGACGCATCGAACCGCTCAGGGGCAGGCTGCCCTTTTGCCCAAATTGCTTCATAAAAGCTGGCAGCGACCTGTCCCCAGGTCGAGAACTCCGGCTTTGTTTCAACGGCGTTATCCGCTTGATCGAAAATGTCTGACATGGCCTTGTTTTCTCCTAATTCTGAATATGCTTGATATGGGGGGATGCGCAGATATCGCGCAAGGTGTGAATGTAATACACGTAGTTTTGACGCGCCCACTTGCCCAGCATTTTCGAGCCGCCCGAGTACGTGCGTGCGCTGATTGCCGATTTGATACCGAGAAGTGCGCTTTGGCAGGATGGACAGAAGCAGAGCGCAGCCGCGTGACGAAGATCGCGAGTAGTCGCATTGCTTACCGTGCGCTGGTCAGCATCGCACAACCTTTCCGCAATGTCGATAATCTCAGCTATCCATTCTTT